CGCGGCTAGACATTGTTGTCGATACCTCGCAGTTCGATACCGCCATTGCGACGGCGAAGCGTCGCACCAGCGACATGTCGCAGTCAGCCCAGGCGGACTATGCCAAGCTGACGGCAGCCGAGCGCCGCCGGGTCGATGCCCTGATCAATCAGGCCAATACCATCGACTTCACGCGCAAGCAGCAGATTCTGTACAACGCTGCGCTGCGAGACGTACCCACGTCCATTCTGGACGAGTTGAAGACCAAGCTATCGGCTACTGGCGCGGCAGCGGCCGGCGCTGGCAAGCAGTTGAACCAGTACGGGGTCAGCGCCGCACAGCAGGCCGCCGCCCTTCGTGGTGTGCCGGCGCAGCTGACTGACATTGTCGTGTCGCTCCAGGGTGGTCAGCAACCGCTGACGGTCCTGCTTCAGCAAGGCGGCCAGCTGAAGGACATGTTTGGCGGTATCGTGCCGGCCGCCAAAGCCCTGGGCGCCGCCATTCTGGGGTTGGTGAATCCCTACACGCTGGCGGCCAGTGCGATGGCGCTGTGGATCGGGGGCTTGGCTGCGGGGAAGGGGGAGCAACAGGAATTCACCAAAACACTGATTCTCAGCGGGAACGCCATCGGTCAGACGGCCACCGGCATGTCCGATCTTGCGTCCCGGATCGGTGCTGTTGCGGGGGCGCGTGGGAAGGCGGTTGACGCGCTCAATCTGATCGCAGCGTCCGGCAAGATCACGACACAGAATATCCAGGCTGTCGGGGTCGCCGCAGTCGCCATGAACCGCGCGACGGGAAAGGCCATCGGCGACACGATTCAGGAATTCGAATCGCTGCGCACGAAGCCGGCCGAGGCCATAGCGGCGCTCAATGAGAAACAGAACTTCCTGACGCTCGCGATCTACGAGCAGATTGCGGCGCTGGAGCGCCAGGGGCGGACACAGGAGGCCGCTGCACTCGCCCAGCGCACGTATGCCGATGCAGTGAAGCAGCAGGCCGACGATGTGCGACAGAACCTGGGCTATCTTGAGCGTGCCTGGGATTCCACCAAGCAAGGCGCGCTGGGCGCATGGGAGGCCATGAAAAGTCTGGGGCGTGCCCCCAGCTTCGATGACCTGGTCGGTCGTCTGCGGGAAGTCAACGCCGAGTTAACGAAGCTGCGGACCAATGCCACGCCGCCAACCGATGAATCTCAGGCATTTTTCGGCGATGGTGGTCGTGGGGCTCGCCGGCGTGCGCGGCCCTTGGAGAAGGAGGCCGACAAGCTGAATGCGGAAGCCGCCATGCTCCAGCAGCAGGCGGACGAAGCCGCAATTCAGGGCATGCTGAAACGGCAGGAGGCCGAGAGGGTGGCGGCGGCCGGCCGGCTGGCCGCTCTGGCGAAGGAGACGGAGACCAATCAGCAGAAGCGCGAGCGCGAGATTGCCCAGGTCAAGAAGGACGCGGCGCTGACCGGCGCCACGCTGGAAGCCCAGAAGAAGCTGATCGACCAGATCAACGACAAGTACAAGGATCCTGCGGCCAAGGCCTATACCGATAGCGCCGCGGTGAAGCTGTTGCAGCAGTTCCGCGAAGGCGAAGCATCGCTAAAGGCCCAGATCGCCAGTGAAGGCAAGTTGGCGGGGTGGGGCCAGAAGCGAGCCGAGTTCGAACAGCAGATCGCCGACCTGAAGGAGAAAAAGGTACTCACGGCGGACCAGAAGAGCCTGCTCGCGCAGCAAGACAAGCTGCGGGCTCAGCTGGATCTGAACGTCGCCGCTGAACAGGAGCTGCGCACCAAGCAGGAAGCCGCCAAGCTGGAAGCGCTGCGCTCCAGCTTGGAATCGTCCCGCCGCCTGGAGCAACAGCAGTTTTCCGACCAGGTCGCGGGTATCGGGATGGGCGACCGCGCGCAAGAGGAATTGCGCGCCCGTCAGGGCATCTTGCGCGACTACCAGAACCAGGTTGAACGGCTGACCAGGGACCGCACGCTGGGCAAAGTGACGGCGGAGGGCTACCAAGCCGAGACCTTGTTGCTGCGAGAGCACCTGACGAAGCGCCTGGAGATGCAGCAGGGGTACTTCGACCAGGTGCGCGAGGCTCAGGGCGATTGGACGAAGGGCGCCACGTCCGCGCTGGATAACTACCTGGATTCGGCATCCAACGTGGCCGGGCAGTCCAAGACGCTGTTTTCCAATGCCTTCCAGGGCATGGAAGACGCGGTTGTCAAATTCGCCACTACGGGGAAACTCAGTTTCGCTGACTTCGCCAAGAGCGTCCTTTCTGACCTGGCACGCATCGCGGCGCGTCAAGCCATTGTCGGCATGGTCGGCAGCATCGTCGGCTCGCTGGCTAGCGGTATCACCGCCGGCGCTGGCGCCACGGCCGGCGGATCGATGACTGGAAACGTCGACGGCATGACCGGCAGCTGGGGCGCGGTGGCAGGCGCCCGCGCTTCTGGTGGCCCTACGGCGCCGAACTCGCTTTATAGGGTGAACGAGCGAGGGCCGGAGCTTTACTCGGAGGGCGGTAATACCTACCTCATGAGCGGCGCCGATGGCGGCTTCGTCACCCCGCTGCGCAACAGCGTGCCGGGGGGCGGTGGCGCCGGCGGGGCTACTTACAACATCACGAATCAGGTGATCTTCAACGATTCGGGCCGGCAGACGTCTCAGCATGGCCAGGATGAGGCCATGGGGCGCGAAATGCTGTCTCAGATGGAGGCAGTTGCTCAGCGCGTCGTTGATCGCTCCTACAAGGCGAATGGGACGGCCTGGAAGGCAATGAACGGGAGGGCCACATATGGCTGAACGGTTTACCTGGCGTGCAACGGGCCAGCCGGCGGGAACGGTTACCTATCGGCGCATCGTCGCGCGCTTTGGCGATGGATATCGCCAGGTGGTAGGCGATGGCATCAACAACCGGGTCCAATCCTGGCCCGTTCAGATCCAGGGGGACCGTGCGGAAATCATGGCCGCCATGGAATTCCTGGATAGGCATTCGGGTGTCCGTTCCTTCTTGTGGACGCCGCCGGCCGGCGAAGAGGGCTACTACGAGGTTTCCTCGTTCAGCCTGACCCCAGTCGGCGGCACGGTCTACACGCTTTCCGCAACATTCGAACAGGTCTTCAGACCCTAGAAACGATGGAACAACTTGAACAAATCCCCATTGGCCAGCAGGCCAATGACGGCACGGGTGACCCGCTGCGCAACGGAATGGCCAAGGTCAACGCCAACTTCACCAAGGTGCAGACGGGCGTCGACGCGGTGGAACTGACCGCCACGAATGCGGCGCAGACTGCCACCGAGGCCAAGACTACGGCTGACGCCGCGATCCCCGCTGCCCAGAAGGGCATGGCCGGGGGCGTGGCACCGTTGGACGCCTCCGGCAAGGTGCCGGCCGCGCACCTGCCGGAACTGGCGGACTATATTCCGGTGGAAGAGAAGGGAGCCGCCGGGGGCGTGGCGCCGCTGGATGCCGGCGCAAAGGTGCCGGTGGCCAATCTTCCGGCGGGGACGGCGGGCGGTGTGGCACCGCTGGGGGCGGATGGCAAGGTGCCGGCGGTCAACCTGCCGGCGGCCGAGGATTCCATCCCGTTGTCGCAAAAGGGCCAGCCGGGGGGCGTGGCAACGTTGGACACGGGCGGGAAGGTGCCGGCCGGCCAGTTGCCGCCTATCCCCACCGGCCCGCCGGCGGGTTCGGTGGCCTGGTGGCCGCTGCGTTCGTCCATCCCGGCTGGCCAGATTCCCGCGGACGGTCAAACTATTTCGCGCGCCACCTTCCCCGACATTGCCGCCATGGTGGCGGCCGGCACGGTGCCCGTGGTGTCTGAGGCGGATTGGCAGGCCGACCCGCTCAAGCGTGGCGCCTACACGCTGGCCGACGGGTCAACCACCATCCGCGTGCCGGACTTGAACGGGAAATCGGCCGGTGCTGTTGGCGCAGTGTTCTTGCGGGGTGATGGAAGTCGGTCGGCGGGGACCAACGGGCTGTTGCAGCCTGACGTTGTCGGCCCTCACACGCATACGACCCCAATGTTCGCCGGGGCGGGCCAGGCCCCTACTTGGTCGTCTGGAGGCGGTGCATCTGCGACCTATACCGTCACCAATGCTAACGGCATTGGCCCCGAAACGCGGCCATTGAACGTCACTGGTGCTTGGACCATCCAGGCGTTCGGCGCCGTCACCAATCCCGGCAGCGCGGACGCCGCCCAACTGGCCAGCGACTATGCAGCGCTCAATGCGGCGTTCCAGACGTTGCGCGGCCAGGTGTTCGGCCCTGGTCAGACCCTCCAGGATATGACCGCATCGCGGGCGTTTGGCACCAACTACGTGAATTCCACCGGGAAGCCGATTTTCATTTTTGTCTATTCCGAATCGACGACAGCCCAGGGTTACAACTCGATCTTCGTCAACAGCCAGATTGTTGCTATGGGCACGTTCCCGGCAGCCCAAGCATCCAACGTTTCGCAGGCCATGGTGCCGCCTGGCGCCACATATATGGCTACCGGTGCGTCCACCACGCTCCGAAAATGGCAGGAGTATCGCTAAATGCAGAAATTCAAGGACACAGAAACCGGCGCCCTGTATCAGTTCGACGACGACGTCATCGCGGACAACAGCAGCGGGCAATACCGGTTCATGGGGCCGGGCGGAGAAATTTGCTCAGTCCCCTTGTCGCTGGTCCCCGCCGAGCCGGGGGATGCTCCAGCGCCCATCAACATGGTTCCGGCCGCAGTCTCCAGATACCAGGGGCGCCAGGCGCTGCGCCTATCGACCATCGAGGGCGGCCGCGTCGTCATCAATGACGCATCGGATCCCGGCACCGCCAAGCGGGACATGCTGGTCCTGGTCGACGAGCTGCTGGCCAGGCCTGAAACGCCCACGTACTACCGCGAGGCCTGGGCCGACCTCCAACAATTCGAGCGCGACAGCCGGATGCTGGCAGACCTGGCCGACGAGCTGGGGCTGACCCGGGAAAACATGGATGACCTATTCATCTTCGCCGCGACGCTGAAGGCATAGGGGGGGCAGCATGCGGATCTATGCAGATGTGCAAAAGTTGGAGGTCGGCGACTTGGTCGAACTCTACGAGCTGGACGCCACGCCGATCGGCGGGACGCTTCAGCGCTTTCATGGCTATACCCAGGTTGGCCCGATCTGGTGGCAGGGCAACCAGTACGACCCGTGGGCGATCACGGCGGAAGGCTTCGAACAGGTGGGCGACGGCCAGCAGCCCACCCCCACGCTGTCGGTCGGAAACATCGGCGCGGACGCCGAGGGCAAGCCGATTGCGGGCGTGATTTCGTCGCTGTGCATCGCGCTGGATGACCTGGTGGGCGCCTGGGTGCGGGTGCGGCGCACACTGGGC